TCAGCGGTGAGCTGCCCTTGAGCATCAGCTTGCCGGTGGGGCAATCGTTGCGGGGACGGGCGCCGGAGCCTTCCATGAGATCAGAGCCCACCGAGGCCATCGGGGCCCACATCTTGTCGCAGACGGTGAACCGATAGCTGGTGTCTACTCGCGACTTTTTCTCGGTCAGTGCACGCGCGGTGGTGGCGATGCGTGTGATGTCCCCCGAGCGTTTGGCCGCTTCCCAGCGCTGCTCATCGGATTGACCCATCACGAAATGGCCCCTGGATCACAGGGGCACAAGGGGTTACGCATCAGAGTGGGTATCTCCGTCGCGGGGTGCCCGAGGCGATGATCTTCGAGTCAGCGTTGCCGCCCTCGATCGAGACCTTCACGAAATATGGCTGCGCCGGGTTGCCGGGCGACTTCGGTGGTATCGCACAGTTTTTCGAGAACCGCCCCGTGAGGTACTTGTACAGCGGGCCTTGCGGTGGAGCGATCCCGAACAGTGATTCGATCTGCTCGCCGAACGCCGAGCCGTTCATGCCCGCAAAGCTCATAAACTTGGCGACCGCATCCTGGAACACATCGAGCTCCTGCGGGGATGGCGGCACCGAAGTGAGGTCTTGCACGAGGGTGGTGTGTACGCGAGGGTCGGTGCGTAGCAACACAACCTGATTCGGTAGCAGCGGGCCGAACTCCACATACTCCTCGGCGCCGGGCCCGTCGTAGATCTTGGCCTTCGTGAACGGCCCGAACAGAACATAGTCGTCGTACATGTCCTGATCGCCGATGTTGATGCGCTTGAGGAATCCGGTTTGCGCCACTTCGGCGTTATCGCCGGCGGAGATCTTGCGGATCGGTGCGGGGGTGGCTTGGGTGAGCACAGCTGATGCGGCGAACGCACCATTGCCCACGCCGCGGTGATCTGCCCCAAGGGCCGACCCGGCGCCAGATTCGGTGACCGACAAGATCTCTAGCCCATTGCGCAGGAACTTGAACCTACGCACGCCATCGTTATAACCACATACCAGCGTGAACTTTTCGCCCAGTATCGGCGGGATCACCATCGCCAGCGGCCAAAAGCGCAGCGTCGTTTCGGCGAAGTTGATGGTGTAGTACAGGCGCAGGTATCCGGCGCCGTACTCGACGAACACCCCGTCGCCGGCCCAACTGCCATCGGGTTTGCGGTTCATTCGCCCGCCCAGGATGTTGCGTGCCGAGTCGGGCAGCGACCACTCCTGAAAACCGCCGTGCACCTGGGAGATGACCTGGTTGTCGGTGTCGGTGTCAAAATCGGGCCACGGCCCGTTGATCACCCGCCGAGATGTGGTGAGCAGCAGATCGTCGGGGTCATCGACCCAGATCATCTGATCACCATTGCTGGTGCAGTAGCCCCCGCCGGTGCCGCTGTAGTGCTGCGGAACGTTCCCGAGGTTCTTGGTGGGGCGATGATCGAGCGCGAAGGTGTCCGTCATGGCGTCGTAGGTGAACGTGAACGCGTCGGCGTGGTCGAACGACTTCCAGGTGCCGGTGTCGGCTTGCAGCCGCAACGTGGCCGTCTGTGAGGTGCCCTTGCGCATGCCCGAGACCGGATCGGGTTGCCCGCCTTGGAACCAGCGCACGTCGGCCCACCAATAGCCGGCCTCATGGTCGAAGAAATCCAGCTTCGAGCATTTGATGGCGTCGAGTGAGTCGATGAGATTGCGGTACACGCGCCGCGTGAGCCGGGCGCTGCGGCCCCGGCATTTGACCGTGAGCTTGACCTCGACCGGATCAAGGAAGGCGTCGATGTGCAGCACACCGTCCTCGGTGGCGCCCTTTTGGGTGACGTGTTTCCACGGCGCAATCAGGCCTTCGAGGTCGACCAGATGCACGGTCTCGGGCGCCATGTGTGGGTCGGGGATGGCGTACCCGCCGAGCATGAACATCTCGACCGAGCCGTCGTGGGCGGTCAGGCGCATCATGGGCTTTTCGCCGTTGACAAGGTGATACCAGCCGTGTGGTGTCACCGGGTTGGCCGGATAGCGGATCGTCACGCTCACATCCCCGGCCCGGAGTTTCGTGCCTGCTGATGGAAGGCGATGTCGCGGCCCGTGCCGTCCTCGGTGGCGCGGTTGTTGGTCACGTTGATGTTGGTGTCGCCCGCCTTGGGCTGGCCGCCCTGCGCGTTGGGGTCACTCTGATTCGGGTTCGGCGGGGCGGACTGCTTGCCCGCCACATTCGGGATGGCCGGTGCCGCCCCTGCCACGCCGCCGAGAATCTTTGTCACCCAACTCTTATTGGCCAGCTCCGAGCCACCCGTGGGCAGCACCGTGTCCATCACGCCCTGGACACCGATACCCGCGGCCTGTCCGCCGAACTGAATTGCCCTGTTGGCCAGCTTGATACCGGTCTGCGCGGCCTGCCCGGCGCCGGGGGCGAAGATGTCCGCTGCGCTGGCCGCCATGCCGATCGCGCTATCAAGGGTGCCGCCCGGGGTGATTCCTACCCCGCCCGCTCCAGAACCGGTTGCCGGTTCCACGCCACCGATGCGCGTCGGTGACGGACTCCACGCCTGCGCCGGGCCGGTGGCCCCACCCCAACCACCACCGGCCGGCACCGGGTTGGTCAGGCCGGGAGCAGTCGGATCGGGCATCGGCTGGTAGGTCGGCGTGATCGGTGTCTTACCACCACCGCCCGATGGCGCAGCTGGGCTGTAGCCGCCGCCCGCGGGCCGGTAGTAGTGCGACGTGAACGCCGGATCGTAGGCTCCCTTGCCGCCGTCCATGCCGCGCTGCGCAGCGGCGGCATCGCTGCCCCAGTTGAAATTGGTGCCGCCGGGCAGTGTTGCCTGCATGTGGGACGGGTTGAACCCGACCCTGAAATCGCCGTCGCCGCCCATGCCTGGCATGAAGCCACGCGCCTGCAGCCACTCGTCGGCGTTGTGAGTCGACATCGATCGCCCGCCGGTGGGGCGCCCGTCCATGGTGTTGATCAGGTCCTCGACTGACGATGAGCAGTCGGCCAAGCCCTTGGTGAGATCCCAGACGGCAGGGTCTTCCGGCTTCTCGTATCGACCCGCGGGGACGTTGGCCAATAGCGCCGCGTCGCTGCCGTAGGCGCCCATACCGCCACCGAGTGCAGCGGGGCCGATCCCCTGGGGCCCGTATCCGGTGCCTTCGCCCGCCTGCGGTAGTCCGGTGTACTGCGGGCCGAACGCGCCCTGCGCGGCGAGAACCCCCATGGCGCCGTATCCGCCCTTGGACGGGTTGACCTGGGCGATCGTGGAGAGCTGTCCGAGCAGCGGGGCGGCGGCCATGTTCGCGAGGAACTTTGTCAGGTTCTCGGCCATGCCGGGCAGGCCCTTGGAGATCCCAAAATCCTTGTCGAGCGCCGCACCGATTTGGTCCATGCCGTCGGCAAGCCCCTTGGTGGAGCCCTCGAGCTTCTTCCATGTACCTTGCTGTGCCTCAGCCAGTTTCATCTGAGACGACACGTAGGAACGCTCGGCGTCGGCGACCTGGTTTCTGGCGCGCAGTAGCGCATCCTGATCCGCGTTGCCCTGCTGCTCGAGCCGGATCAGCGCAATGCGGTCCTGTTCAAGGGAGTTCTTGGCCCGAATCGCTGATGACTCAGCGTCATACACGCGCATGGGGTCGACCTCGTAGCGGCCCAGGCCGGGCGCGCCTTTCGGTGACGCGGCGAGCCCACCAGGGACACCAGTGGGTGCGGCGGCCAATCCTGGCGGCATCGCAACAGGATTGGCCTCGACTGACCACAGTTTCGGATCGATCGCAGGCTTGGTCTTGTCGGCGTCCGCGGGCGTGGGTGCGATCGGCTTGCGGTCCCCCGCGTTGGGTCCGTTGTCGGTGGCGTTGTTTGGCTTGGGCGCCAGCGGCGATCCCGGCGGCACCGCGATGCCGGGGGTTGGGTTTGCGAGGTTGCCCAGCAGTCCGGTGCCGGGTCCGGCCGGGCCGTTGACGCCGCCGCCGGGCTGGGAAACAAATGCGCCCGGGGTGTTGGGGTCCAGCTGCACCGGCGTGGGTCGTGCGTTCTGGCTGGGTGGCCCGTATGACGTTGCGGGGTCGCTGAATATGTCCTTGATGAGTCCGGGAATGCTGCGGATGCCGGGCAGGTCAACGAACCAATCCGATAGCGAGGTTTTGAGGTCGTCGAACCACTGGCCGACGGCCTTGGTGGCGCCTTCCCACTCGGATTTGAAGTTCGCGGTGGCGGTTTGGGTGGCGCGTTTGGAGGTGTCCTGCAGGTCAGTGAATTGGTTCTTGGCGGGGTCAAGGTCGAGCTTGTTGACGGCGTCGCCCATGTCTTCCCACTGGGTGCCGAACAGTCGTTGCCACACCAGCGCTTGCTGCACCGGGTCGTCGAGGTTGCGCAGGCCGGTTAGGACCGCGCCGAACGCCTGGCGTGCTTGCTCGCCGCCAGCGGAGAAACGCTTGCCCATCTCTTCGGCGCTGAACCCCAACGCCTCGAAACCTTCCTTGGTCGTTTTGGACCCGTCGACCGCCCGGATGCTGAACTCCTTGAGGGAGTCGGCGACCTTGTCGGTGTCTCGGGCGCCGCCCTCGAAGCCCTGCTTGAGCAGCGTCAGTACTTGCGAGCCGTCCAGCCCGAGCTTGCGGAACTGGGTGGAGTACTCGTTGATGGTGTCGAGCCAGTCGCCGGATACGTCCAGGCCCTTCTGGAACCCTGCGGTGATGATGTCCAGGGCATCAGATGTGCTGTGGGCGAATCCGGTTCGGATGAGGGTCGCCGCCGAACGGGACAGCTGGGCGGCGGTCGCTTCGGTGACTTGGCCGGCGCCCTGGAGTTGTTCGACCGTGCGTTGCACCTCGGTGTCGTCAGCGTTGGGCGTGATCAGCCCAGCGCGCAGCGCGGCCTGCGCGGCGCCGAGGTTGTCGGCCATCGAGGTTCCAAAGTTGTTGGCGTATGCGTGGCCTGCTGCCGTCGCGTACCGGCCGATTGACTGCTCGTCGAGGCCCATGCGGGACTGGAGCAGATCGGTGGTCGCGGTGGTCGCCATACCATCGGCAATCGCGTTGGAAAGCCGACTCCCAACAAGGACGCCTACGGCTGTCAAGCCCATAAGTGCCACGCCAATTGGCCCACCGACAGCGCCGAGGCGCGCGATTGATGCCGCACCGCTGACCCCGTTGACGAATCCGCCCGAGAACCCATCCGCCATATCACGGCCGAGCTGGGCGGACTGGCCAGCCTGAGCGCGCATCCCGCCTATGAAGTTGGTGTTGTTGCGGCGGCCAGCGTCATCGGCTGCATCTTGGTACTCGCGGTATGCGCGGGTTGCGTCGCGGACCGCGCGCGCCTCGGATCGGCGAGCGGTCTCCACCCGTTCGGCCTGGCGGATGATCCGGGCATCGTCGCCGCTATCGCGGGCCTTCTTGAGCTGTGCCTCTTCGGACTTGAGCTTGCCTACCGCATCGGCAGCCTTGTCGTAGGCATCAGATGCCTTCTCGCCCATACGTTTGAGCGCCTGCTCGACTTCTTTGGAGCTGCCCGAAAGCGCATTCGCGAACTCGCGGCCCGCGTCCTTGCCGGCGTTCCCGAAGGTGCGGGTGGCGTCGTCGGCGACCCGCTTCCATGACCGCTGGTCAGCTGCGGCACCGATGGGAATTTCGACAGGCATTGCTCACCTCCGGGCTATTGATCAGGAAATACGTCATCTAGCAACTCATCTCGCGCCGAGTCGATGAAGTCGGCCTCGGCTGCGTCCTGTTCGGCCTGTGACTTGGCTTCCAGCGGCGATGAGTATTTCGTGTACATGTATTCGTGCGGGGTTCCGGCGTACTTGCTGGCGCGATACGCCGCCAACTCGTTGTGCGTGTTGGCGATGATCTTCTGCATTTGCGTCCAGTCGCCGTCACGGCCGAACGGCGGCGGTGCGTGGGTTTTGAATTCTGATGACTCGGGTAGCTTGCGGATCAGTGCCAGCAGTTGGCGGCTGGAGAGCACCAGGGCGCCGCGCTTGTCGCGGGTGCCCTGGTGCCAGTCAGCGATTCGGATGCCACGGAACCGTAGGTCTGCTTCGATCTCGTCGGGCCAGCGGCACCAAAGTGCAACAGCGTCAATCACTTTTGGAGTCGCGCTTCATGCGCTCCTCCAGCTGACGCTGCATGACGTTCCAGTGCACGTCGATCTGTCCGGGCACCCCGCCCGCTGCCAGGAACTTCTTGTACGTGTCGTCGCCCATGAGCGCGATGCATAGATGCTCGTCGGCGTCGAAGTCCTCTTTGTTCAGGGTGTAGGGCCAGATGGTCCGCTCGACCGTCTTGCCGTCGATGATCGGGTGAGCAACGGTCTCTTTGTCCAGTTCCTTCATGGTCTGCTGGTATTCGCGGTACCGCTTGCGCTGCTCGGTATCGAGGAAGGCCGGGTTGGGCAGCTCCCATACCTGGTTTTCGCCGATCTTGAACGGCACACCCGCCATGAATCCGAGGAAGTCCGCGGCCTGCTCTCGGGCTGCCTTCGGATTCATGGGGAGCGTCTTGTCGTCGGTCTGTTCATCAGACATGGAGGTATTCCTCTCGGGGCTTACGGGGCTTGGGGATTGGGGCTGTGTCGGCTGGAGCTCACCTGGCGGGCGCAGCCCCACGCCCGCCAGGTGAGGACTTAGAGAACGGTCACGACCGCTGACTTGGGCGTGTAGACCGATTCGCCGTTGGTGCCGGTCACCTTCACGCGGAACTTCGTGGCGCCGGCCGCCACCGCCTTGACCTTGACCGTGGTGTTGCCGCCGGTCGAGGAGACAGCACCCGGGTTGTCCAGGGTCGCGTCCAACCAGGTGGTGCCGTCGTCGATAGTGCTCTCGGCGGCGAACTCGAACGGATCGCCGGCGCCGGTGGGATCGGCGAGCACGATCGAGGCCTTGCCTGCGGTCCCGGCGGTGGCCACCGGTGGGGTGGTCGACACCTTGGGTGCACCGCCGATCGTGGTCCAGCCCTTGCCGCCAACCCATTCACCGTCCAGGCCGGGGATCAGGATGCTCGGGTTACGCGGGTCGGGGATCATGAAGAACGGGTCGGGTTCGAGCGAGAATTCCAGCTCTGCGGCGTCGGGGTCTTCCTTGTCCATCTTGGCCGCGCCGATCTTGGTGAGCTTGCACAGCGGGATCGGCTCGACGGTGTACAGCTTGCCGCCCGCGCGGGACCGTGCGCGGATCAACAGCAGCTGGCGGGGAACGAAATCGGCTTCCAGGGGGGTGCCGACGAAATAGTCTTTCTGGCCGGCGTCTTCAACGAGCAGGTTGCCGTCGTCGTCCTGGAACGGCAGATTGTTTCGCAGGCGCTTGACGGCCGGCTTGAGCGACTCGATCGGGGTGAACTTCACCGTCTTACCGATCTTGGTGATGTCGTTCTCGATCGGGTAGTTCGACTGCAAGATCTCCAGCGGGCTGACATCGATGTTCGGTTCGCGCTCGGGTCCGCCGGTCTTGGTGTTGGCACCGAGGAATAGCCACCCCTGGTTGGGCTCGGAGTTGTTGCGCCACTGGCCGCCGATCTTGCGCTGCGCGAACAGGTCCGGGCGCAGCTTGCCGTCCGGGGTGAGCGGGTTGAACACGTGGGGGCTGATATCGGTTGCCGCGCCCCGGTAGTCGCGGGCCAGCACGGCCACCAGGGGGCCGCGAATCGCGAATCGGTTATCTACGTCGTTGAATCCGCCGTCGCTCCAGTCAACGCCGGGTGTGGGTTGCGTCATCTGACGCTCCTTTCATGGGTGAGGAACCGGAAAGGGGAACAGATTCCGGCGATTTGATGTGCGGCACGATGCCGCGACGCGATCGAAGGACCGCGAAGACTAGATGAAGGACAAGCCGAGTTCGCAGATCGCTTTGAGGCGAAATGCGTTATCGGCCTGGTATTCGCGCAGCATCGAGAGCTGCTGAAAATCGAGGTAGTCGATGTTGGCGACCGTGCCGTCAGGCATGGGCACATCGACGATGTCGTTACCGAGCAGCATGATCCGCTGATCGGTCTTGGCGCCCTCGCGTTGGGCTTCGGTGATGGTCGCCCCGAAGGTGTGGATCGACAGGACTGCGGTGCAGTAGAACAGGTTTGCTTCGTAGGTGCCGTCAATCATGTTGACCTGACGAAACGGCAGCGGGTCGTCGGGCCCCCGTTCCATCTCGCACGGGCCCAGGGGGGCGAGGTGGGCGAGCATCATCACGATCGCGTTGGGGGGCATCTGCTCATGCAGCGCGACGGTCATCAATCGGGCCTGTTGATGACATCGGCGGCGGTGCCGCCGAACGCAATGGCGGTCTTGGCCGCGACGGCGAATTCCGGTGTCGGGCTGGCGCCTCCGGTACCGTCCTCGATCCAGTGGGCTTTGAAGTTGTCGTTGACGACCTTGGTGTCATCGTCGCGGCCCTTGCCCTGCTGGGCTTTCCAGGCGGCGCCGTAGTCGCCGTGATCTACCGGGGAGATGGACTTGGCGTGCGCGGCCATCTGCTTGCCGACGCGTAGCTTCTCAGCCTTGGCATCGGCCGAGTTGCGGATAGCTTCGTCGATCTCGGACTGCGGGACGCCCAGGGCCACCAGCGGATTGGGCCTGTGATCCTTGGCCATCAGCCGATCCTGCGCTGGCAGATGCAGAACACGTGGCCTTCTCGGCCGTCGAGGTCGAACTCGAGCACCGCGTCACCGACCATGTCGTGATCGCGGCCAAGGTGGCGAATGTGGTGCGCCGATCCGATGTCGGCAACCGCGACCGGCGCGGCAGCACCCCCACCGCCAACGGCAGGGATATGGCCGTCGATGACCGGCAGGAACGCCCACGCTTGCTCGCTGGTTGTGGTGGTGATGGCCTGGTTGTCCTCGGCTGTCGACTGCACCTCGAACAGGCAGTTATCGGCCCACACAACGCGTTCGGTGACCTGCGGCTTGCGGTACTCATCCAGGACCGGGTTGCCTTGCCCGTCGAGCACCGGGACATCCCACACGATCCCGATCCGCTGCCCACCCAGAGCGTCCATCAGTAGTCACGCCCCGGGAAGTGGCCGCGTGCCGTGGCCTGTAGCGCGAGGCCGAGCATGCGGTAGTGGCGGCGTGCGATGAACTTCTCGACCGCTTCGCGATCGATCGCGGCCTGTTTGGTGCGATGGGCAACCGTCTTGGTGAACGACGAGACGGGCCCGAACTCGCCATACAGCAGCCCGTCGCGGGTGACCTCGAATGTGACGATCTTGGCGGCCGGATCGTCGTCGGCAATGGCAGGCTTCTTGTCGCGAATCCAATCGGAGACGACCGTCAGTAGAGGCGCCGCCACCAGTTTCTCGGCAGCCGAGAGCGGCCGGAACATGGCGGCGAACGCCTCTACGTCCAGGAAGTCGGTCACGAAACTAGTCCGTGGCCTCGATCAAGGCCCACAGGTCGGCCTTGTCCTGGTCCTCCAGCTCGCCGCGATCATAGGTGCCGTTGGCCACCAGCCAGTCGATCAGGACGGGCTTGGTCGCGGCCTTGAGCGGCTTCTCCCGGGGTGCGTCGCCCTCGGTGCCGGTGGCCTCGCCCGGGTCACCGGGATCGCCTTCGGTGGAGTCGGGATCGCCATCCCCACCGACACCGGCGGCGGCGACGGTGTCGGTGCCATCGCCCTGGCTGCCGTCCCCACCGTCACCGGTGACATCCGCCTCGGCCGAATCACTGTCGTCATCGGTCGATTCGGCCGGCAGCTCGACGCCGAGCGCACCGATCTTGAGGCCACGGGCGACCTCTTCGTCGGTGAGCGTGACGGTCTCGCCGAAGAACGCCCGCCGCCGTGTGCCCGCGGGGGTGAAGTACTCCCACGTGGCCGCAGTGACCACATGCTCGCTCAGCTCGGGCATTACGGGGCGCCCTTGAGTCCGGTCACCTTCTTGATGGCGTACGGGTCGGTGACGCCCATGATGGGCAGCACCGAGGACTGCACCCAGTTCTTCTTGTTCTCCGGGGTGCGCCAGGTCTCGGTGGACAGCATCTGCTCGTAGTCCAGGAACCCGACACCGCCGCGCACACCCGCGTAGGCGCTGCCGTTGGCGACCCGGTTGGTGCGGAACATCGAGATATCGGCGTCCTGCAGGATCTGAGGCAGGTCCGGCCCGTAGGCGATCCGAAGGTCCGCATACTGCACGGGGTTGACCACCCACACGTTGTACGTGTAGCCGAGCTCTTCGACATCGGCCGACAACTGTGCGGCGATGATGTCGGCGAACGGCCGTGCGTTGTTCGGAGTCGGGCTGTTACCGGTCAGGGTGACGTTGCCCCAGTCGTGACCGGGGATGACGCCCGCACCGCCCAGGCCTGCGATCACCGCATCCAGCACGGCCACGGTGCGCTGATTGATCTTGCGCACCAGCGTGTTCGCGAGCTGCGTGGTCAGGCGGTCCATCTGGGCGTGGTCGTTGCGCCGGATGGCCTCATCGGACATCCAGAACTTGCCACCCCAGTCCTCGGACTGGGCGACCTGCGGCTGCGTGCGCTCACCCTGAACGATCGTGTACTCGTCGGACGGACCGCGCTGTTCCACATCGTTTTTGGTGTACAGCTCGTTGATGCGGATCACGTCGTAGATGATCGCCCCGGCGGTGGTGCTCGCCCCGGAGGACGAAAACAGTTCCGGGGCAATGAACTTCTGCAGTGTCAGATCCGAGAGCCGCTTGGTGATCCGGCCGGGCGACTTGTACGCCAGATCGACCGAGATCTTGTTGTCGGTGATGACCGGCGCACCCAGCGGGTACGCGACGGGAGATGTTGCCATGGTGGGTAGCCCTTTCCTAGTAGAGGCTGATTTCGGCGTCGGCGCCATCGGCCGCCGCGGACAGTGCGTAGCCAACGGCGACGCCGCTGGCGAATTTCTTGGCCTTGCCGGCGGCGCCGACCTCGACCTCATCGAATGCGGCGAGAGCACCGTCGGCGGTCACGTAGGTGACGCGCGAATTGCCGCGCGCCACACCCACGATGTCGCCGCTGGCTGTGTCGTACTTGGAGACGCCGCACACTCGGCCCGCCGCGTCAGCGGGCGCGACGGCGATGTTGCCGGTTGCGGTGCGGCTCCCGCTGATCTTGAGGAACCGCTTACCGGTGACGGCCGCCGTTGCGCGGCCGGTGATATCCCGGCCCGGCTCATACACGCCCACGTTCTCGTTGGTCATGATCTATTCCTTCCCTTCCGAACTCGGCGCGGTGGGCGCGGAGTCAAACCAGCTCAGGTCGTTGGGTACGGGTCCATCGACAGGCTGCGTCGAGTGCCCCGCCTCGGCGTACGGGATCAGTCCCGGCGCCAACGCCGCCAGCACTGCGCCGTGGCCCTCGCGGTCAGCGGCCAGCGCCTTGATGTGATGGTCACGGCGGGCCGGGGCGACCTTGCCGTCGGCGATGGCCTGATCGACCACACGCTCGTCGCCCTCGCGCAGCTGCTGCGCGCGTGCCTCGGCGCCCGCCTGCGCGGCCGCGACGGTGGCCTCGTACTGCGCGCGCTCGACGACCGTCATGCCAGCCTGAGTTACCAGGGCGGTGGCCTGCTCCAAAGTTGTTGCAGCGGGCGGTGTCTCGTCGGTGTCGTCGGCACGCTCTTCGAGCGCTTCGGTGGCCGCGGACAAAATGGTCTCGTCGGTTGCGTCGGCGGGGATACCGAGCAGCTTGGCGAGGCCCTCATTCAGGGTTGCCACAATGGGCTCCTTTCCTCTGTTGACCTCGCCCTTTCCGGGCTGAGGGGTCTTGTTGTGCACCAGCGGAATTCGTGGCGCGGGGGCCGACTGGCGGCCGGAGTACTTGAACGCCGAGAGATCGAACACCGACGCGCGCGCAGCCGCCGAGTCCGATTCCTTCACGGGTAGCTCGACGACGCGATCGGCCAGACCGGCGTCGACCGCTTCGTCTGCCAGCAGCCAGGTTTCCTCGGCCATCACGGCGAGCCAGTCCTCGACGGTGCCGCCTGCGCGGTCGGCATAGATCTGCGCAATGTTGGTGTTGTGCTGGGCCAGCCGCTCGGCGCTCTTGTGCATGTCGCGGGCATCACCAACACACACAGCCCAGGCGTTATGCAGCATCATCTGGCTGTTGCGGTTCATCACGATCTCATCGCCCGCCATCGCGATCACCGAGGCGATCGAAGCCGCGAGGCTGTCGACGACGACGGTCACCTTGGCGGGATGATCGCGCAGCGCGTTCAAGATGGCGATGCCGTCGAACACCGAGCCGCCGGGGCTATTGATGCGCACCGTGATGGCGTCGTTGTCGATAGCGCCCAAGTCGCGGGCGAACTGTTCGGCGGAAATGCCGTACCACGAATCGATTTCGTCGTAGATCAGCAGTTCGGCCGGTCCGTCACCGCTCGTGGCGGCATTGCGGATGCTGTACCACGATGGGCGCTCGCCCGCCTTGGGGTGTTTGGTCACCACAGCGTCGGGTCTCCGTTCCTCTTGGCCGTGCTGGCGCCGCCGGGACGTGCCCGGGTATGGGTGCGGACGTGCACCGACCCTCGGCTGTTACCCGGCTCGTTTTCGGGCTCGTCGGCGGTCTCCGGCTCAATCTCGGGTGCGTTTGGATCCGGCCCGGGCAGGCCGGTGGCCGAGCGAATGAAGGCCTCAAGACGCGGGTCGGGCGTCAATATTCCGGCGTTGACGAGCATTTGTAGCGCCGCGGCGGTGGCGTCCTGGCGCGAACCGATCTCCTCGAATACCAGCAGCGGGGCCGGTTCGTCCTCGCCGAAATTGAGGTCGACCAGATCCTCTACGACATGGGCCTGTGCGGTGTCGCGGATGTCGTCGGCGACTGTCTGCACCGACTGCACGAACGTGTCGGCCTGCACGCTGGCGAGCGCGTACGAGCCGCCCTTGCCGTCCAGATTCAGGAAGTGCGCCAACGCAACCAGTGCCATCTGGTGGTCGTGGTACTCGATCGCACGGCGCGGGTCCATCGGTGTGCCCGATGGAGAGGCGATGGCGAATTCCTCGCCTTCGGTGATGGCCAGGCCGGCCGTTTCGCCGCCTCGGAACGCCGACGCGATGGCCAGCAGCTCGTCCATCCGCTCGGGGTCTTCGGAATCGGATTGGTTGCCCTTCATCACCGGGACGCCGATGCCGTGGCGGCGTGCGGCGGCGGCCTCGATGCGCATCAGCTCGTCTTTGAGCTTCCAGTGCTTGTAGGCGGGGCGTAGCAGGCTGTTGCCGATCCACACACCCGGATCGGGTTCGTGCGCGTACACGACCAGCCGGTTGACGGGAATGATCGAATCCAGCGGGCCGCCAGTGGGTATCGCAAATCCGCCCGATGTCATGGTGAACGCGCTGGAGGGCTGTTGCTGGATCGAGATCAGGCCGCCGTCGCGGTCGACGTTCCATTTCGAGATGGTCGACTGGGGGCGCGGAGCCAGTTTGCGCAGCACGGCGCGGATGTTGGCGCCCTCTCCCTCGGGGCGATAGACCTGCTCGAACACCGAGTGCCCGTAGCGAAGCGCCATGAGGGCCTGCTGTAGGTGCTTGTCCCACGAGAACCGGCCCCGGGTCCGCGCCTGGGATTCGTCCTCGTCGGCGGCGCCCTCGATGGGTAGGCCGAGATTGCGTGCGATGAACTCGGTGACCTCATCGCTGGCGCCGTTTTGCCGGATACGCCACGCGGTGCGCCGGATTGGTAGCCCAATCGCCCGCAGTACCGAGGCAATTCGGGCGTCCTCGCGCACCATGCGGGTGTAGGTCCACACCGACAGCGGCCAGATCAGGTCGGTGGTCTGCTCGAATTGATCAGTAGGGCCACCCCAGCCCGTCGCGCCGGCCGAGCTGAGTACGTATCCCTTTTCGGTGCGCGGGGCGGCAGTCCTTCTCGGTTTCATGGTCGCCCCCTTTCTCAGAATGCGGCGCTCATCGCGTCGAAATCGGCTCCATGCCGGTGTGATTGGCGATCTGACGAGGCCCCGGTGCGGGGGCTGACGGTCTTGGCGGGTGCTTTGACGCCGAACTTGAGGAGCGCCCAGTGCGCCATCGAAACGCACACCAGCGGCGTTCCGGCACCGCTGTAGTCCTCTGCCCAGATGAAGTCACCTTGTGGCAGCTCTTGCATGGTCGCGCTGACCACCGAGTCGTTGAGCACCGGCTGATCGCTGTGGGAGAGCTTGCCCGCCAACGCATCATCGAGCAGTCCACCGCACGCGAGCGCGATCTCCGGGGTGCCGATCATCTGCGGCTCGATGCCCGCGGCGGTCAGCAGGGGTTCCAGAACGTTGGCGGTGTTCTTGCGGTCGATCACCAGCGCGATCGGGTTCCACTCGGTCACCTTGGCGGTCAAGTACTTGGCGATCTCGGTATGCGAGCCGGTGCGCAGCGGGCCTACCTCGATGTGGCTGCGTCCGTCAATCGACCACTGTGCGGCGGTGATTGACCACGCATCGCGGTTGCGTGCGCGGCGCACTGCAATCACGCGCGAGCCGGTGAGCTTGGCGTCGGGATTGGCCATATCGCCCCATATCGCCTCGGGAATCGGCGAGCTGATCTCTTCCTCGTCGGGCGGGTAGTCGCCCCATCCGAGATAGTCGGCATCGAAAATCGCGCGCTGCTCCAGCGTTTTGGCCTTCTGCAGCTTGGAGCGGATCTCGCGCTCGTTGGTCGCCACGCCGTACGAAGGCTGCGCGGCCACCCAGGTGTCCGGTTCGGTGCGCGGCATGTCCCGGGGTGCGGCGTAGAGCGCGTAGTACAGATCCGGGGCCCGTTGATGGCCGAGCTTGTGCATGCCGGTCAACGTGTGGCACTTGGGATGAATGCTGGCCACCGGTGAGGTCGAGATGTACACCGTCTGCGGGTTTTTGGCCGCTGACTGGGCGCCGGTGAGGTTCTGCTCTTCGCCGGGGTCGATGTCATAGGCCTCATCGACGATCAAGAGGTCGATCTCGGTGTATCCGCGGCCGAAGTCCTGCGAGCGGGGCCCGAACTCGGCTTCGCACACGATCTGGCCGGTGTCCGGGTCGCGCAGCTTGATCACGCCACGATTACCAGCCTTGGAGGGCTTCTCGGCCAGCCGTTCGCGCAGCCACGGCACCCGATCGATCACGGCCCACACGCGCTTGAACACGTCGTACGCGGTAGACCAGCGCTGAGCGGTGTAGATGATGCGCGCCGAGCGCAGCACGTACATGTGGAACAAGATCAGCAGGACGATCAGCAGCGTCTTGCCTTGCTGGCGTGTGCATTCGATACACACGTCGCGGTGCGTCCACAGCCGGATAGGCTCGCGCTCCTCGCGGGCGGCGTCCTCGACCTCTTCCGCCGTGGCGTCCTGGACGGACAAGATGCCCTGCAGAGAGCACCATTGCCACGGCATCGTGCGTAGCCCGATGTCGAATCCGAACCGCCCGCACCGGTCCGCTTGAGCCGACTCGTCGCCGGGGTGCCGTGACTCGAACTCGGGACTCTGGCGGCCCTTGAGGCGTGGCCACGAGCCGACCCAGGCCGGAAGGCTCGGCTTAGTACTTTTCGAGCGGGCTTGCGCCATTGGGCTTGCTCGGTGCCTTGCCGCGCCGGGCGTGTACCGCCGCGATGAGCTTGCGCAGCTGCTCGGACTGGGCGCGCTGCTGTATCAGGACGTTGTTCACGACGACCTCCGTCGTCTCGGTGCCGATCTTGACCTGTAGCCAGCTGTCGCGGTCACCGTTGAGCAGCGCGTTCATGCGGTCGAGGTAGTCGGCGGCGTGACCGGCCTGTTCGATGAGGATCTGTAGCGAGTAGGGGTCGCCCGGCTCAGACAGGTCGGCGACTAGCTTCTGACCAGGGGTCTTGCTGGCTGTTTGCTTGCGGGGCGCCCGCTTAACTGGGGTATTAGCTGGCTTTGCCGCCGAGTTTGCCGCTTTGCGGGCTGTCATTGCCGTTCACTGCGCGAAAAAAAATCCTGACGGGAGCCTCCGGGGGTCAGGAAGGCCCCCCACCTGGATAATTTCACGGGGAGGGGCTTTGACCTGCGGCTATGGCACTTTCGGGCGTGTGCATCGGTGCTGGTCAGGGGCTTTTCGGCCCATCGGCTGGTCATCACCACGACATCACACCTCCGTCGTGTTTGCTGGAAGGGTCGGCATGTTTGCTGTGCGACTGGTCGGCGTACCACCGCTTTGCCGCCTGCGCCATGCGCCACGGTCGCTCGGCCTTGCACCGGGCCATGACAACGCCCTGACCTGGGTCGATGGTGATGACCTGCGCGCCAGCGGACCGGTAGCGCGCGAGCAGGCCCTCACCGGGCATCGAGTGGATCAGGTACACATCGCACTGGCTCGCGAGCGTCAGGGCGGTATCGATCGCGGCCAGCCGTGCGGCCTTGGTGACCGAGCGGATGTGCTGGGGCGGGTCGTGCGGGTCTCCACCGGCGGGCGTGAGCACCGAGGCGATGGCGTCGTAGTCGATGGTGATGTCGCCATGCTTGGCGTGCTGTCGCACCCATGTGGACTTGCCGGCCGCAGGCGGGCCGGTCACGAGGTAGAGGGTCACCAGTCCATCGCCAGGTTGTCTGTGGTGATGATCGGCGAGGTGGTGATGCCCAGTACGGCAAGGGCTGCGGACCATTGCGACGGATGAACGTCGAGCACCGCGGGTCTGTGGGCGTCGTGTCTGCCGTCTTGGCGCTGGCTGTTGCATATGCCGTGCAGAAGGCGATCGGCGCGTTGTCCGCCGAACGCGCGAGCTTGGCTGTGGTCTGCGGCCAGTTGCTTGCGGTCCCAGTTGCGCTCCAGCAAGGGTGCTTTGAACATGGGTAGTGCGCACCACCAGCACAGCGTGCCGTCGATATGACGACGTAGCAGGCCCTCGGCGTGCTGTTGGTGTTTCCAGCCCAGACCGCGATCGGTGGTGCTGGCCTTACGGCCGGGCCTCGGCGGCATAGGGCTCGTCCATGATCAGCACATCCGACGAGAACCCTTGGCGCTCGGGGCTTGTGTCGGCCTCGGCATGCGCAGGTGGCGCGGGCGGTGATGGTGCCGCCTTCGCAGGGGTGGCGGAGGGCTCGCTGCCGTCCTGCTCAACGTCCAGGGTCCAGCCCTTGGCGTGGGTTGTGATGGTCATCGTCGTGTTGCCGGTGGGCTGGCCCAGCTGCGCGAGCGTCGCGGTCTGCGCGAGTGTGGCCATGACGGCCAGACCCCAACCCTGCCCGCCAGATTGGCGCTTGAGGTCAGGCAGATTCGGCGGCGCAGAACGCCAGGCGCCGGGGTCGGCGTCCATCAGGATCTTGCCATCGACGGTGATCTTGATATTGCTCATGGGGCTGACAGCTTTCGTAGTTGGCGGACATCGATTGACACGTCGTCGGTCTTGCCGACGGTGAGCACCAACAGGGGTGTCTTGCGCTGGTGGTCGGCTCGGTCGTACAGGGTGATGATGCGAGTGCCGTCAGGGGCTTCTGCGGCGTCCTGGCGCAGCTGTGCCGCATCGGCTTTCGTGAGTGTGTCGAATTCGGCCGTGATGGCGGATGCGAGGGCTTCGGCCCACAGTTTGGCGGCCTGGCCGATCATTTCCTGGGCTTGCTCATCGGGCATGCCGGTTGCACGGAAACCGGGAATCGGGATCACACGAGCAGGGCTGTTGTCGTCACCCGGATGTTGCAGAGCACCGGCCGCGAACGTACGGGTGAGCAGATCGACCAGAAATTGAGTCACGGTGATGCCTCCCCCCTGGGCGCTGGCGTAGATACGACAGACCCCCGATCGCGCATGGTTCGCGTTTCGGGGGTCAGTCAGAGAGGTACTGCTGTGCCGATCAACAGGTAACGCGTGCGCTTGAAGACCTGCGCGACGTGCTGAATGCGCCTACTTTGGTTGCTCGTCGTCCAGCTTCTGCGCAGTCTCTAGATCTGGAATCCTGACCTTTACGCCCGCAATGCCGGTGATCTCTTGTATCGATTCCTCGAACGTCTCAACCAGTGAGTACAGCAGGTTGAGACGTTCCGCCAGCGGACTTCCGATCACAACCATGACGTCCTTGTGCGCGCGATACAGCTTCGTCCACGACAGCGCCGCATCCAGCTTGGGGTGTTGCCGTCGAACGTCATTGAGGATCTGCCACCAAAGTTCACGGACGATACTCGGTCTCACCTCGCTGGGCAGGTCATCGTATGCAATGAATCCCTGTTGCTCCTGGCGCGTGTGCTTTTTTGTGAACCTCGCCTGGCGGATGTTGTGGGCATTGACTTCTGCTTGCGAGGGCTTGGCGTCGGGTGCGTTCAGGTAGGCAAGATGACGGTCCAGGCTATCCGCTTCGCTGGCGAGGTCATGCTCGGCGAGCTGACCACTTATGTGACCGTCTCCCTTGATGTTTCGGTGAGTCTTCACCCATTTGTCCAGTCGTAACGCAGCCTCGCGTGGGTCCTCCAACCCGTCTGGCAACCTTGACTGGACTTCGTCTTGGCCTTTCCAGGCCCATGGACGCTCAATCTTGTGGTACCAGTCGTAGATCGACGGTCCCCACTCTTCGTCCCGAAGAGGCTCGACTGGTTCCCCATTGCGGGTGATCGGCAATCGGTCCTCAAAGTCCTGAATCACCGCGAGTTCGGTCAGTTTCTGTACCGCCGACTGAATTTGCCTGCACGCATCGACGGTCGATTCACGATCGCCCAAGTCGACAAGCCTGGCCGCCTGTTCGGACAGGCTTGCAGCGGCCTGAGCCACAGCCAGCCGCGCCAGGACTCGTGTCGGATACTTTGCATCGGCTGGGCCGGGAGGCAGGTGCTCGGACCGGAAATTCCTTCGCATACCGATAAGCATTCCAGAAGATCGGCTGTGTTGAACGAGAAGAACACCATCGACGCAGGCAACGACCCGTACTTGCCGAAGAATTAACGACCGGCCTAGATGCAGAAAACCCCAGCTAGGCCGGGGTTTTCATGCAGTGGACATAGTTGTCCCACCGACATGTTGAGCGCCATTTTGCCATACGCGCAGGTCACGCGGGGGATCTGGCTTTTAGCGTGTCGCGGCGCCATACGGTGTGAGCCGCCAGCAGCGCGGTCGCCAGCGCGGGCACATCGTGCATGGGCAGTACAGGCGGGATGTTGGCCACGGCCACCTCGTTACCGCGCGGTGAGATGCGCACTTCGCCCGGGGCCCATGGTCGCGCGGTGATCGGCACTTCGACGTAGCGGCGGCCGGCCTCATCGGTCTGTATGCCGGGCAGCTTGATCACCAGATACCCCTTGGGCTTGAGACCGCCTGGCAGTACCGAGGCGATGAGGTCGGCAACCTGCGCCTGCGTGTAGACGACAGTCTCGGTCTCGCCCTCGGCGCCAATGCTCACCTTGCGTGTGAGGCCGAACAGGTTCGGGATGCCCTCGATGATCTCGCCAATGGCCTTGCGCGCGTCCATGGGGCTAGTTCTACCCCGACGGTCCGACAAGGCCCGATGCGGCAAAAACCCAGCTAGATCGAGATACCCGAGCAATCGACCCGCTTC